AACATACCACGTCCGATACTTATGATATCGCATCCATGAATTCCGAAGTTCCTGCACAGGAAGCATCCGAAGCCGCGCCGGAAGTCTCGCCGGAAGCTGCGCCGGAAGTCTCGCCGGAGGCTGCGCTGGAAGCAACATCGAATGTCGCACCAGAAGCCACGCCGGAGAGCGCCTCGGAAGCCACGCAGATTCCCGCGAGCCCCACTTCTGCCCCCGATGACCTGACGCACTCCTTTTCTTCCGGTTTGCTGATTGCCGCTGTGGTACTGATTCTTGCACTCGCCGCCGCGGCAGTAATCGCCGCCGTCAGTGCTATTGTTGCTTGGGTTGCGGCCGCTTGGCCTATACTGCTTATCATTGCACTCATTGGCATTCTCGTATATGTGTTCTTGGAAGCAGGTTACACCATGGCAGAGATTGTAGGTGCTGTTTGCGGTGCGATTATGTTTGCTATCGCAGTTATTTGGGACGCTGTAATCTTGCTTTTGGGTATCATAATGTGGGTACTCGTCATCGTAGCAGAAGCAGTTGTCGTAGTAGGAGCCGGCATTATTCTTATCGTACAAGGAATTGTTCAGGTAATACTCTGGGCCATAACTACCATATACGCAGTTCTAATGATTATATGGGATGTAATTTACACCATCGCCAAGGGAGCTTGGGGCGTCGTGAAAGGTGCCATCGTTGGAATTTATGCGTTGTTTGTAGGACTCGGTGAAGGCGTGTTGGGCATCCTGTATGCTATCGCGAAAGCGATTGACTGGGTATTTGGTTCCAATCTGGCTGACACAGTTGGCGGATGGATGGACGGCCTTGCAGGTTCTGTCGAAGACCTGAATAACGCTCTTGACCCTCTGGGCGAATTTGAGGATATAGGTACTCAGTGGACCACCTCTTTTGAAACCCTTGGAGATATGTACACAGGTTCTGGTGAATACGATGACTGGTTTATTGGCGACAATATGGCTGATGTCTGGAACGGAACCGGCGACATCATGGGCAATATTTGGGACTTCGGTCTGGAAGCAGATGCGTTCCTTTACAGCGGAATGCAGAATCCTATGGACTGGTACAATTCCGGATATGATTGGGGCGAAGGCGTAACCAACAGCGTTGGAGACTTTGCTCTTGGTCTACCGACTGATTCTGTACTTGGAATTAACGGGCTGGACGGCATCAACATCAATGGTGGTAACCTGGACAGCGTAGGTTCTATTAACAGCGATGTAGACCTGAGTGATGAAGATATTCAGCTTCTCAGAGACATGGCGGCGAGAGATTACCTGCTTCAAGTACAATCTGTCACACCTATCGCCAATGTTACCTTTGGTGATGTACGAGAAACGGCTGATGTCAACAAAATCGTTGAGGTCATTGAAAATATGGTTGACGAGCAGATGGCAACCGCACTCGTCAGCTAATTCTACAGGAGGGTTGATATGGATATTGGAATTTTTCTTGAATACAACGGTCAGGTGGTTCAGATACCTGTCAACCCTTCGACCTTTAATGTTAAAACAAGTGGTAACAACAAGACCACTGAAATTATCACACTTGGTGAAATTGTAATCCCTAAAAAGAAAAAGCTATCGGCTATTTCTTGGGAGTGCTTTTTCCCGTACGAAAGCTGGTATCCGGCTATTCGTACAAAGGGTGGATTTAAGTCCGCTCAGTTCTATTTGGACTTCATCAACAAGATTAGAGATGACTGCAAACCTTGCCACCTTACTGTAACAGGTATCGGCTTCGACGACGATGTTGTAATTGAAACATTCGACTACTACCATCAGGCAGGAGACCACGAAGATACCTATTACAGTATTGAGTTCAAAAGATATCAGCCTTTTGCTGTATCTATCATCTCTAAACAGGCTGTGACGAATCAACTCAAACCGACAACTGCTGTCGGTACTGTTCAGCCGCAGGCAAAGGCAACGCCTAAACCTGCACAGATTACAGTAGGTTGTGATGTCATTCTTAACGGCCGTGTGCATTATGACAGCTACGGTTCCAAGCCTGGTAAGACTTTTAAGAACTATAAAGGCAAGGTAAATCTTATTAACAAGAAGGGCAGTCACTCCTATCATGTGACCACTCCGTCCGGTGGATGGCTGGGCTGGGTTACAGAAGGGAGTGTGACGCTGGCATGAATTGCATCACACAAATCTACGATAATCGAAACGGTGTTACTTTCGATGTTTCAGAGGTTGTGTCTGACATGACTATAACTACCTACCTGGAAGATAATCCGGGTAAACTGGAGTTCACCGTGTTAGCCACAAGCCCTTTGGCATTTTGGGAAGGTGCCACCGTTTCTGTAATTTTAGACGGTCATAAGATGTTCAAAGGCTATGTGTTCAAAAAGTCTCGTGACCAAGATGTTCGCAAAATTAAAGTCACCTGTTATGACCAGCTCAGATATCTCAAGAACAAGGATTCCAGAGTATTTGAAGGTGTAACAAGCAATCAGATTTTTGAGCAACTGTGTAAAGACTTCGTCTTGAAATATAAGACAGTCGACGCAAGTTCTCATATCTGTGCTCCGAGAAGCGAAGACGCGACATCCTTGTACGATATGATTAAACACGCCTTGGACGATACATTGGCTAACACCAAGCAGTGGTATTTCATCAGAGACAACTTTGGAACTCTGGAGCATCTGAATATCACTTCTTGTGTACGCCCGGAAGTACTGGGCGATAAGTCATTTGTAACAGGCTTTGATTATGAAACCTCCATCGATGACGATGTGTATAACCAGATTAAGCTCTACAGAGACAATCAGGACACAGGTAAGCGTGAAGTATTTATCGTGAACGACACAGTCAACGGCGGAGAGAAAATTAGGCAATGGGGCATCTTACAGCTCTACGAAAAGGTAGACGAGAAATACAATATTGCCCAGATTGAAGCCAGGGCTTTACAGATGCTCAAATATTACTGCGATACTCGTCGCAGTCTTACTCTTCATTGTATAGGTGTAAAAGAGTTCTTTGCTGGATGTATTTTTAAGTGCAAGATTGCAGACCTTGGAGATTTGTCTATGAATAGTTATCTTCTGGTGACTGAATGTACTCATAAAATCTCTAACGAAGAACACACCATGGATATTAAGACGGAGGTGGTAAGAGGTGAGTGATGGACACAGACTGGCTCAGCTTATGCGACAAGCAGGCCAAACTCCACAGAATGAAATCGTTGATATTGTACTCGGTGAAGTCACCTCTACTTCTCCTCTTAAGGTCAAGGTAGAGAACAGAGAGCTAACAGAGTCTTTCCTGATTTTGGGTGCTCTCTGCAAAGAGACGCACATCTACACCGACTACATAATTAAACACGACCATTACCATGTGATACCCACAGCAACCACACAACCCGCAGGAGAAGGGCCTCACAGCCACAGTATTTCACAACGAAATACTAATCCTGTAACTCCTCACGGAAATAATTACGACATCATGTTGTGGAGAGGACTTCGTGTTGGAGACAAAGTATTGATGCTCAAGGTGGGTAGAGGGCAGAAATACTACATTATTCAGAGAGAGGAAGGAGCGATACCGACATGATTCCGGAAAGTCAAGATTACTTTTTGCAGGATGAAGAGTCTGAAAATTTTCAGATTTTACCTACAAAGACTTTTAAGATTGACCCTGTAAATAAACGCATAATCGGAATGATTGACGATGAAGAGGCTGTAATGCAGTTTATTCGAAAGGTGCTCAATACAGATAAGTATGCCTGGGAAATTTACGACTGGTATTACGGTAATGAACTCCTGAAACTCGTTGGGCATTCATACGACTATGTGTGTACAAGAATTCCAAACATTTTCAAAGAAGCACTTTTGACAGATGATAGAATCGTAGATGTTCGCGATTTTACTTTTGCCAAAACAAGTATTGACGCCATGATAGTCACTTGCATAGTCGATACAATTTATGGGTCAATAGAATATGAACAGGAGGTATTGACATGATTGGTAGCAATCTTGAACAATATACATTTGATTATCTTATGGCTATGGCATTGTCTTTTGTACCCGATTCCATTGACAAACGCGAAGGCTCAGTTATTTATGACGCTCTGGGTCCGGCGTGCCATGTTCTTGCTCTTGCATTCATGGAATTACGAAATGTTTATACGGACACTTTTGCAGATACTGCCACAGGCGAAGCTCTGGATTTAAGGACAGAAGAAAGGTATATCGTAAGACAGGCGGCAAACTATGCTGTAAGACGAGCTGACTTCACAGATGACGGCGGTGTGCCTATGATTATACCTATCGGTTCTCGATTTAGCACCGTATCTAATACAGACCCTGTGAACTATACGGTTACAGCCGAGTACAAAGAGGACGGAGTAGTTATTCCTGGAGCGTACGAGTTGACTTGTGAAGTTGCCGGAGTTATTGGTAATCGATACTCTGGAAACCTTATAAGTATTTCTTTTGTACAAGGTTTGGCCTCTGCTATCATGTCCACAACTCTCATTCCAGGTGAGGACGCTGAAACAGACGAGCAGTTACGAACCAGGTATTTTGAAAGTATTAAAAATCAGGCATTTGGTGGTAATATCGCTCAGTACAGACAGGAACTCAGTAAGATTGAGGGTATCGGGCAGATTCAAGTGTATCCTGTATGGAACGGACCGGGTACTGTGAAGTGTTGCATCGTTGGACCTTCTAATAATGCAGTATCTCCTGAATTTTTGATTCATGTCAAGGATGAGGTTGACCCTCAGGATATGGAAGGAAATAGTGGAACTGGATTAGGAATTGCTCCTATCGGACACAATGTAACGATTACAACCGTTGAGCCCTTGTATATTGACATAAATTGTTCTGTAACAATTGACGGTCAGTATGCTGTAGATTCAGTTAAGACACAGATAGAAGAGGCGATATCTAAATATATTGAGAGTGTGCGAAAAGCGTGGTCTACTGCCGACTCGTTTAATCGTTACCATCTCAATGTGTATAAGTCTCAGATTATGAGTGCCGCGTTGTCTGTTCCGGGTGTTTTGAATGTATCTAATGTTACCCTCAACGAAGACGAGTCGGACATTTACTTCCAGCAGGAAAGTTCTGTTCAGTATATGGCGACTCTCAGGAAGGTGGTCATAAATGCTTGATATAAACATCAGAGAAAAGTTTCCTAATTATTATGACAATGTGTTAGAAATAGACACACTTTCTGAAGCGGAACAGCAGTTACTCTCACAGCTGAGAGACGAGTTATATTCACTTATCAACAATCAGTGGGTCTTGACCGCTGATTTGTCAGGCATTTCTCGATACGAGAAAATGCTTAACATCGTTCCAAGTGCCGAAGACTCCGAAGATTTTAGACGGGATAGGATTCTTAATCGTCTTAATCAGGTGTCACCCTATACCATAACTTATCTGGTTAGGTGGTTGAATGTATATTTAGGAGAGAAGAAGTACGAAATTGAAATGGAGTACGGAGAGTACCTTCTCACATTGACAGTACACATAGGTGAGTACGGAAAACTGGACGAACTAATCAAGACTCTAACAGATATTGTCCCTGCAAACATCGGAAAGGTTGTAAATAATGAGATTATATGTTATAATTTTACAGTAAGGCATAGCGGTGGTGCTGTGTCTACTGGTAAAATATATCGGCTGTCTCAAGACATCGATGTAAATTATCTGTTAGAAACAGTAAGGCATAGCGGTGGTGCTGTGTCTACTGCATCTATA